TGTTATATTTATCTGTAATAGTTCCTTGATGTAATTCTTTGTGTTGGTAACTAGCCACTGTATAGATAGGCAATGTGATAACAAGTAGCAATGCGAATATACCGAATAATGACAGTATTCCAACAATAAAGATGTCGAACCCATCCATATTTTTAAGTTTTTTAATCATCATTGTCATCTCCAGTATCAATTAAACTAGGCATCATTCTTAACATAGCCCTTAATTCATATTCATTCATATTAGCCATCGTAGGACTGTAAAATTCACTGTCTTTATCTTTAATTTCTTTAATAAAATCATCTTCAATCTTAGCCTTTTCTTCAGGTGCTTTATTTTTATATTTTTTGATTATTTCAGTGTACTTTTTCGGGAATTTCATTTTAGGTATGTTAATCATCGTTTGCCTCCTTAATAAATGTAAATGATTCAATCTCATCTCTTTTAACCCATACTTCATTGTTGAACACATCTTTGACCGGAAGAAAATCCTCAATCACTAGATTCATAACAAGATTAATATAATCGTCAGAAGCTAGATCTGTTGTTGTGTAATAAACTCTATCTGAAATAGTTTTAATTTTAACCTCCGTCATTTCCCACACTCCCTTATATTTTCAAATAACTGACCCACTTTAATAACTGCATCTCTTTTAACTTGTGCCTCGTATTTGCGCTCAGCTTCTTCTTTACTCTCTGCCTCAACAACTGTAAACCTTTGATTGCTTTTAGCTTTAGTTATGTGTGTATGCTTGCGTCCTGTTGAATCTTTGAATGTTGTGACTAAGTATTGCGTCACTTCCCCAAAACCTCCTTGACTCGATCTAAGATGTCTTTACACGTATCCTTTTCCTGCGTCTGCTGTTCCATCTTGTCTTTCATGATTCCTTTTCATTTTCTTTTTGTATGCGTCAATGAGCTGGTCGATAGAATATAAGTTGAAAGCTATGTCTATCGCTATTACAATTGCCAATTGGTCAGGATAAAATTCTTTGAATATTATCTGTGGTGTGCTAACAACTGCGTCTTGAGCAAATTCTTTATCTTTAAAATTAAACATGTTGTGAAATTCACTATTTTTAAAACTTGATTCAATCGCTTCTTTTATCTCTTCTGATGACACTCCTACTTGATTCGCAATACTCAATCCAAACGCCAACATGTCCGCTAATTCATCTAACTGAACATCTAACGGCTTACCTGGTTTCTTCTTCCAGTTCTTAAACGTTTCCAATGTATTAAACCATTCAAAGAATTCAACTACATATGCTATTTTGCTATCTCGTAAGTTCAGCGTTGGTATTCTATCGTCGAACTCCTTTTGTATTTGTAATAACTCTTGTAACTGATCAATTGTTAATGTATTAGTCATTTTCCTGATCCTCCTCATATTTATAGACCACTTGCCCCGTCATAATCCCTACTGCTTCATCAAGACCAATATCTTCTTTGAGTGCATCTTGCATAGCATTAGGTAAACCTTCAAGTATTTCATCAAACGCTTGCGCTTTCTTATACACGTCTTCAATCTCTTTTAGTAATCCCTCTGTGTCATTGCCGTTATACGCACTAGCACTGATAATTGATTGTTCAATTTGTTCGCGGTTATTCATCATTTCCATCTCCTCTAAAATAAAGTTAGTTGCTTCTGTTCCTCGTATTCCAAACCATGTTGCTTTATATATATTTCGAGCTCTTCAGCAGTATCAAATGTCTTTTTAACGCTTTGCCAACCTGGCACGATATGCCCATGAAAGTAATACGTGCCATTTACTACATGAGTATGTGCCACTCGTTCGTTATCCTGATACAGATATCTTTTAGAGCCGAAAAATTGGTTTAAGCGTTCTTTACGTGCGCTATCTGTCATGGTCGTCACTCCTTTTAACAATTAGGCAGTCCAAACGACATGCATTCGTAATATAGTTCTTCATTCCTTATGCTTGTCTTATAGTTCTCAATCACATTGCTAACTTCTTTATGACTCATTGCTTTAACTTGTTCGTCTGTATATTTTTCGCAGTCTTCTAATTCCAGTTGCTCCTGTAATGACATTACGTAATCAACTTGTTTTTGCGTTGCCATCGTTACCCCTCCCACAAGTCAAACACTCTATCGACGTAAAACTTCGCCTTTGCTAAATCCTCATGACCATTCTTTAACGGTGCTCTAGACAAGTATTTGATTGCATTACCTATTGCGAATGCTAATTGTGGTGGATACTGTGCCGTAACTTGTTCGATGAAATCTATAATTTCAATGTCGCCGTATGTGTAATGCGCAGGTTGTTTAACATTGTCTTGTGTTTCATTCATATCTACTTTTCTGTTACTGATTATGCTCATTATGCTTCACTCCATTTCTTGAACATTTGGTTATAAGTGACATCGAACCAGTACGGATCACGTGAATGTTTTTGAGGCGTTCCATCATAAAGCCATGGTCTCAATCTTCTCTTTCTTTCTTCTTCATATTCCGCTCTCACATTTCGTTGGTATAGGTTCAAAATCGCTTTTTTTCTGATTTTTTCTCTCTCTTTTTCTTCATCTTTTATTTGACTCTTCATATATTCAACTTCATCTTTAGATTTTGAGTCTTTTCTTCCACACAATAATTCATCGCCGCGCATTTTATGTTTGTATCTGTATCTAAGAAGTTCTGGAGATATATGATATTTTTCTGAAACTTCTCTCAATGTCATTAGTTTTCCTTTGATACGCACTCTTATAACTTTTCTTCTAGCCATCATTCCACCTCTAAATCTAAAACCTTGATATTTATAACGTTATATTTTAATAGTTCACCTGGATTATTAAATAAATAGTCCGCCAAATTCTCTTTTTCTTTATCAATCTGATTGTAATTAACACTTTCGACTTCTGTAGGAATTCTAATGTCAACAGAAGCATTGATATAAGCTTGATGTTGCATTCAATCACACTCCTAATCCTTCATATAAAACGGAGAAGTAAATCCGTCACTATTCAAATTCAATCCTTTTGCCCAATCGACAGGCTTATTCATGATAGTTTCGATTTCCTTAAGTCCATTTGAACCTCTAGGTATTTCTACAATTACTTCATCATGGACATGTCCAACTATTTTAAGACCTGATGCTTCAAGCCTAGCTATAGAAATCGCAAGTAAATCCCTTGCAGTTGCTTGAACAATATTCTCGACTAACTTCCCACCATACGTTTTTAACTTTGACCATTTACGGTTAAGATCTAAGCCCATAAATTCAACAACTTGACTACCCCAACTATTTTCACCAACTGAAGCTTTTGGATAAGCTAAAGCTCTTCCACTAGGCAGTTCAATCATTAGAAAACCTTTTTTCATATAAAATCTAACTCCATGCGTATGATGCGTCTTTCGGGATTTCACAGTATTAATTGCAGCCTCTTGGCAAGCCTTCCAAAAATTAACTATGTTAGGATTTGCGTTACGCCAACTATCAACTAAACCTTGTAATTCATTTTCTTCAATGCCCATTTCCAATGCGCCCATCGCTTTTAAAGCTCCAGCGCCACCTTGATAACCTAAAGCTAATTCGGACACTTTTCCCTTTTGTCTGAGAGGGTCGCCTTTAGTTATGCTTTCTACCGGGACATTAAACATTTGAGAAGCCGATGCTTCATATATCTTTCCGTGTGTGTTGAACACATCTAAACGCCATTGTTCTTTTGCATACCATGCTATGACTCTTGCCTCTATTGCAGAAAAATCACTTACTGCTAGTTCATTACCTTCTTCAGCAGTAAATGTCGTCCTAACTAATTGACTTAATAAGTCTTGAGGATGAACATTGAGTAATAAATCTAAATCGTCAAAACGTTGTTCTTTAATAAGATCTCTTGCTATTTCTAATTCAGTATCTGAAATATAATGCTTTGTTAAATTCTGAAGTTGTACACCTCTACCTGCCCATCTTCCAGTACCGGCACCGTAAAATTGAAACAGACCTCTTACCCGTTCATCACTGCACATCATGTCATGCATTTTGTTGTATTTTTTCACACTGGTTTTAGACATTTGCAATCTAATTTCTAGCATTTTTTTAGCTTTTCCTGTTGCTTCTTTTAAGTACTCCTGAACCGTTTTCTTTTGTAAATTAGGTATATCTAATCCTTGGTCATCCTTTAACCAAGCCAATAATTGTGTAGGACTATTAGGATTTTCTAAACCTGTTATATGTTTAGCTTGATTAAGCAATTCTTCTTTACTCTGCTTATCGAGCACATTAGCTCCTAACATCAATGATTTAGAAAGCTTAATACCTCTGTCGTTTATATGTTGGTCAAAAACCCAATATGCTTGTTCAATTGCAGTTACTGGAAAGTCTTTAATTTTATGAGCAATCGTCATTTCTACTTCTACATCTCGAATACAGTAATCTATAAATTGTTGCCATTTTTCAAGATCATGTTCAGGCAAGTTTCTTGTTCTTCCTCCATTAACTTTTGTTGGTTTACAAGGTATAGAGAAATAACGAATTAAATTTTTACCTGCTTTATCTTTTTGGTTTTGTAGTCTTAAAACTTCTCCAACTTTATCAAGCGAAGCAGGTAAGCCAATACGCATTGAATTAACCATTGTGCAAATCCATTCTTCAGGTGGCATCTGTTTATTAAAATGTTTAGCAAGACAAGTTCTTTCGAAATTAGCATTGAATGCATACTTTTTTACAGCAGGATCAAAAAGAGCAATTTTAAACGTCTCAAAATCAGCGTGGAAAGGCTCATTATCTACTTTAGTCATGTCAATCGCACTAATCGCTCCACCATCTATTGAATAAGCTATAATTAAAATTTCGAAATCTTCAGCTTCTGTGTATTTATAGGCACCACATTTCGAAATATCATTACTGCTATATGTTTCAATATCTATATTCATAAATCTCAAATTCTTGACACCTCAATTTCTTTAAAATTAAAGTGGGGCTAAAACCCCACCTATTGACTTATAAGAAATCCTCATCATCAGTGTCTAATTCATCGAAATCATCTTCTGCTGCACTTGCACCGCCAAGAGGTTCGCCTTTTTCTACAAGTTGAATGTTGTTCAATCCAACTGCGATACCCTTATTACCATTTGTGTTGAAAGGAAATAGATTAATTGAAGCTCTAATATAATCACCACTTACAACAGTTCCAGAATCCGTTAATCTAATTTTGTTTTGGTCAATAATACCAGGTGCTTGTTTGCTTGATGCGTTAATAAAATAAGCGTCTTGATAATTGACATCATCTTCTCTTTCAGTATCTCCATCACGTAATGGAAGTTTCAGATTTGCAGGAACTTTGCCTCCAAACTTACTAACTTTTCCTTCTTCTTTAGCAGCTTCTATAGCTTGTTCAATGGCTTTTATCGTACTTGTATCTGATTTAGGAATGATTAAACTGATTGAATACTTTGATTCTTGCCCTTCTTGCATACTGTGAGGTTCAAAAATATGTGCATATGATGCTCTTACTTTTCCTGTAATCACTTTAGTTTTATTTAATACTTTTGCTTTCATGTTTATATACCGTCCTTTTAAATTTTTATAGTTTGTCAAAATCATCTTCAGCAGATTGCTTTATAGCTGGTCGTTTATCCGACTCGGTAGCAAGTGTTAATTTACCTTGCGGCTTTTCTATAAAACCCTCTGTAATTTTAGAAAATGCTTTTTTACCAATTAATTTTTCTAAATTCGTAATGCTAAGTAACTTGGTTTCTGTAATATCTTCAGGTTTATAACCCGCTTCAACTAACTTTTCAAGCATTGCTTTTGTATCAGTTATCATTCTTCGTGAACGACCTTCTACAAGCTTCCAACCAGGATAGTTTTTATCATTTTCTTTCGCTTGATTTAGTGCATATTGTTCTACTTCATCAGCCCATTTTTTGATATCAGGCAGTTTATATAAAAGTTCTGCAATCTCTTCATCACTTAACAAATGTGGTGGCTTTTGAGGCACATTTTGCATGTATTCTGCACGTGTTCTACATGAATGATTTATCTTACAGAATCTACAATGACTACCTGCTTTAAACTCTCCTCCACCGTTATAAGCAAGTCTGGCTAATGGTTTAACAAAATCGGCTCCCCATTGAAGTAATCTTGATATTGGTAACTCTTCAGTAGAAAAGTTATCTATTCGAGGTTGTATGATAGTCATGCGAATTGTATGAATGTCATACATTAAACTAAGCAGTTCATATGCGCCCAAGCCATATAATCTAAGTTGAGGATTATCTATAGCTGAAACTTCAATGCCTTTACCATATTTAAGGTCAATAATTTCAAGTACACCACCTGAAAATATAATGACATCACCAGTTCCAAAAGATTCAGGGACGTATTTACCTAAATCTAATTTTGTTTCAAATAAAGCTATTACATCATTATCCCTACTCAAAGCTTCGTTATATTTTTCTTCTACATTAGCTACATACTCTTCCACATATTCACGCAATTCTTCGCTGTAATATTGATTTCTCTTATAATTTTGAAAAGCCTTATTAAACTCAAACTGTGTTAGGCCTTCATATTTAAGGCTGAAATATAACTCACTTAACTCATGGGCGAATGTACCTTCTTCGGCAAAAACTGTACTTTTATCTGCAATACCTTCACTTGCCTTAATACTCGGTGGGCAGTTTAGCCATTGTTTTGCTCCACTTGCACTAAGCTTTGCATGAGCTCTATTTGAGTGATCTAGCTTCATGCATTTATTCTCGCATTCATAAAATCAACAATTTTTTCATAATGCTCTTCTTTGATAGTAGATAGCTTATCCGCACCAAGTTCGTTAAGTTTATTTCTAAATTCTTTCTTATCAGAAGTATCTGCTTTTTTAAGGAACTCTTTTCCTACTGATAAAACATAATCTTTAGTTAAATCAGCAGAAGTTTCCTTAACTTCTTCAATTGATTCCAGTTGAGCTGTTTCTTCTTTTGGCATTGGTGCTTCTTTAACTTTCTCTTGTACAATTGATGAATCTACTGTTGATAGTTCAGTGTTTAACACACGTAAATTGTTATTTAATAGTTTTAATTCTTCAAAAATATCTTCTAATATTGCCATTGATTAAATCCTCCTACCATTTCATGACTAAGTTAATTAGTCTGTCCTGTTCATCTGTGTTCTCTTCAATCCATTCGTTTATAACGTCACGCATTGCATCCGTCGCAAAATATAGTTCGCTTAAATCTACAACATGAAATGATTTAAGTGGAATATTATTCATATCCTTGATTTGTATACTGATACCGTCATGTTTTTTCATCGCAGACACTTTAAATTCAAACCCGTTAAAGCTGATAATTTTATTTTTTATCTCACCAAATTTGTAATACATTGTTTTAGCCCTCCTTGTTATCATCAATACCGTGAAATTTTTGTGATTTACACATTTGGAGAACATTGACAATGTCTTTATAACTCTTAGTGCTATCCAATAAGGAAGCAAGATCGAAAGTATGACCAATCACAGAACTTGAACCTGCTAAATAATCTCCGTCGATAACTCCTATTGATGAGAAAAGCAAAATATCAAATTTACTTTCTCCCTTAATTTCTTTCGCTAATTCATACAATTCTCCGCTTTTTTCAGATAATAAGTCTTTTACTTCTTCCTGAGTCATGTCTTTATATTTTTTAGTCATTGTTGACTTCCTCCTCGTTTTCTTCGTCCTCCTCGTTATCTTCTTCGTTTTGTAATTCATAAATTTTGTTTTTTAGTTTTATATTTTCTTTTTCCAATTTTTCGTTTTTTCTTTCTTCCGCAAAATACTTACCTCTGTAAGTATCTTCTTCTTTATCTTTAACAGCCTTTATTTCAATAAGTTTTCTGTACTCGTTCAATGTGATTGTTACTGTCAATTCTTGATTTGCTACAAAGTTATCTTCTTCATTTCTGTATCCTGAGAAATCTTTAGTGTAATAATGTTGTTCAGTTTTAATATTTTCAGCCATAGTTGACTACCTCCGTATATTTTGATTTAATTAAGTTGTATATTTTGATAAATGTTTGTCACTGTTACTTGTTGACGCAAGTAGCAGTTTTTTTATTCTTCATAAAAGTATTCTTTGTAGTATATGAATGTTGCGATACTTGCGAATCCCGCAATTGACCATGCTGTAGTGAAGTACAGCAATGGCATAAGCACAATCGCTAAGACTGTGAAGCACAGTACTGCTATTAATTAGCTTTTATATGTGTCGCTCATTTAATATCCTCCTAATACCATTTTTTATGCTTTCTGATCAAATACTCTTCCAATTTAGAAATATTAATCAGAGTGCCTGTTGGTGAATAATCAATGTATAAATTTTCTACACCTAAATTATCTTTGCGGTAATATTTCAACCAGTTGTATACTGTACTTCTACATACTCCAAACAATTGATGGATTTGTGTAGGTGTTGCGTATAACTTTTTCACAAATTTTTCTTCGCCTCTATATGTGTTTTCTGGTGTTGGTGGTACTATGATTTTTGGCATCTCTATCACTCCTTTCGATAAATGTTAAAGTTTGTTATTATTCGCTCTGTATTGAAGTTCTCTATCTAATGCATAGAAAACTTTGTTTATTTCTAAGTAGCTGTAATCACCTTTTTTAATACTTCCTAATATTTCCTTTCTTAGTCGACGTTCATTTTCTGTTAAAGATTCTACTGACGCATGATCTCTTCTGAAAATCCTTGGTATGATTATGTCTAACCCTTCTGATTTTTTGTTCATTTGTTGTTCCACCTTTCGTGTATAATGTTGTTATCAACCTAAGGAGGTGATAAGTATACATAAGAGATTGCTCACTCAATATTTAGATAAAGAAATCGTTACTTCTTTAGATTTACATTTAATTAATGGTGAAGTTATTAAAGTACAAGAACATATAAAAGATGCTGAAAGCAAAACTCTACACATCATTCATCCAAAAGATAGAGTTGT